GGGCAGTTCAACATACCCAGCGTTCAGGCTATCCCACAAATCGCCAAGCCCTGAGTTGTTTGCGATCTCTGCAATCTCAAGGTGCATCTTTTGAGCTACTGCCCGACCTTCAAGTTCGAGCATCTCTAAGTTGCCTGAAACCTTGCCAGTGATGACACCAATGCCTTCAACGCCATCTCTGAACCACATCAACAGTTCATCAGCAATAGGCAGATGCTCTTGGAATCCTTGCCAAGCAAATGCAGGTCGCTTAGAGCCGTCATTGGCAGTTGGAACTACTGAGATTCCTTGAGCTAAAAAGCGCAATGCGATTGGTAAAAGATTACTCATACTTCACCTTCACAATCTCATAACCTGCAATCTCGATTTGTTTAACAATGTAATGTGCCATTGCGCTAGGTGATACTGGCAGGCCGTACTCAAATGCCGCCCATAACTCTTTTGCTAAGTGGGAAACTATCTCGTTGTTTTGACTCATAATGGCAGCTCATTGGATTTATCTACCAACGCAAAGTCAATGCGTGCCTGTGCAATTTCTACATACTCAGCCGACTGATCTATTCCAATGAAATCAAAACCTTCATAGGCACACGCCTTGCCAGTTGAACCTGAACCCATAAACGGGTCAAGCACAATGCCATTTCGCGGTGTCACCAGGCGAATGAGGTATTGCATCAATGATGTTGGTTTGACTGTTGGGTGATGATTTAACTTTGCATTGTTAGTGCGGTTGCGTGGATTATCGCCACCGACCCCGCCATCTGCTCGCCCATCGTGATCACGCTTTGCCTCAAACCCATCAAGCCCTTCATTCCTGTCACGCTTGCTTGCCTTTGCGCAGTAAAAAAATCGGGCGGCGCTGCCACTGTCTGCGTACCCAATGTCATCAAGTGGTGGCTTTGGTGTATCGCTTCCAAAATTATTTCCACCACTATTTCCACGCTTTGCAATTCCTGTTTTGGTATCAGGAAACAACGCCACAACCTCATCACTGCCATCGTGAATGAAGTTGGCGGGGAAGCGGCCCATTTTCCAGTCATCATTAACACTGCCCACGCCAGCGGTGCTTGTATTTTTCCAACTTTGAGTTTGATAAACCTCGCGCCCTAAATTGTCATCGGTACCAACCCGCGACCCGTCAATGTTCAACCCGCCAACGCCATAAGTCAGCACATTGTTTGCAACAGTGCCTTCCAACGGCTTGCGAGCAAGGACCATCGGTTCGTGTGCTGGTTTGAGTGCAGTACCCCAGCCTTGCCATTGTTGGGCTTCAGGTGTTGTTGGGTCAAGGTTGAAAGCGCCAAGTTGATCAGGATTGACTTTACGAAACCCTTGTTCCTCAACGGTGTCGTACATTCCAATTCGACCTTCACCAGTTCGCTCACCTTCAAGTTTATGAAAACCATTTTTTGCGGCAGAACCAGTTGTGATTTTGTTTTCAATACTCTTAGCAATGTTCAATGACTTGGGAAAGCCCGACCCATACACCCACATAATCTGATCGCGGATTTCAAACCCTGCATCCTCAATGGCAACGGCCATGCGGTGATAGGTGCGAGAGCCACTAAAAGCAATCAAGTGGCCACCAGGCTTAATCACTCGCAACGCCTCTTGCCATACCTCAATGTTGAAGGCGATGCCACTTGCATCCCATGACTTGCCCATGAAACCTAGCTCATACGGCGGGTCGGTGACAATTGAGTCCACCGAGTTGTCAGGCATCGCCTTCATTGCCTCGATGCAGTCTGCGTTAATTAGCTTCATCTATCCCACCATCTCTAAGTCTTGCGTGGCGTTGCAGGAATCGAACCTGCAGTTGCATCCCCCGATGCAATCCCTCATCTGTGAACCATCACAACGCCGATCTCTTGGGGCAGAAAGGACAAGCACCCCAAGAAGTTTAGTTAGTCGGTTTTGCACCCAACTGCGCAAGCAATGCTTGAACGGCTGGATCGTTGATATTGGCGGCTGCAGGGGCTGCTGCAACTGGCGCAGGCGCTGCACCTGCGTTACCGATAAATGCGTTTGCCTTTGCCACTGCATCGGCATCGCCCGTTGCATCGAGTAGAATCCACGGCGCTGACTTTCCAGGCTTTGCAGTTCCCTGACCAATGCGTGCCAATACCTTTTGGCCAATCTTAGTTTTTAATGCGTTCTTCAAAGCTACATTAAAGAACAATACTGATTCGTGATTGAAGCCTGTATCTAAATCATTGATACGCACTTCAATTGCATCGGCATCACCGTGAACTGTTGCAATGCCAGTTTTGTATTCAATTGCTTCAAGAATCAACAGGTGGCCATTGAGATCGGCAACCTTTACTGATTCTGTGTTACTGCTCGGTGCTGAAAATGCCATGTGACATTCCCCCGTTTCTTTTTGTTTGGGTGTTAGTTCGTTTCTAACTCTGTTGGCGGTGTCAATTCCGCTAGTTCTTTGGCAATATCGTTGATTGTTTTGGCTGGGATTCCGCACCCGCAACTATCACGCTCACACATTAGTATCACCATTGCAAGCAACTGATAGGTCAGTGCTGAAAGGTCGGTAGTAAGGGCAATACATACACATTCTGCTAGGTGTTGCTGGAATCAACGGCCACATCTCAGGCGTTGTCTCAACATCAATTGTAGAGAGCAATGAATAGACTGAATCAAGGCGAGCAAGGGCATCAAGTGCTGCCTGCTCATCGTAATCAAATAACTCAATGTGCATATCCTCAATGGCACCGCCTGTTGGCAAGAATACAAGGCCAACTTTGTTTACAGTCACGCCAGTTTGTGCTTTGCCGTAACCATAAAGCTGAACCTGAGTAATCTGTTGGGCGTTGGCACCTTCACTGCGCTTGGCTTTGACACCTGCAGGTGATGTGGTTTTCCAGTCCAATACATAGCCCTTTTCAATGTCGAAAAGGTCAATGGTGCCTGCAAGGTTGGCTCGAATCTTTACTTTCTGCTCAACCTCGTAGCGATCAGGCATCGTGCTAAAAATACCCTCAAGGAATGAATGGATGGCGGTGCCGACATTGGCAGCCCAGGAACCGCCACCCGATTCATTTGCCTTATCCCAGTCCAGCAACTTATAGGCAAGTCTGCGTACACATTCTTGACCTACTTCAGATGGACCGATGTAAACCTGTTGGCTTCTTGGTGACCACTTGCTCGCTTCACTTATGATGCCACCGAGTTCAACGGCTAACTGTTGTGCTGGAGAGTTCAAAGGCGTAAATGTCATTAGTTAACTGTCCTCGCTCACAAGAGAGAATCTGCGGGATGTAGATACTATCTCAAGTGCCTCTATTACTTGTATAGGTAGGATTTCGCGGGCGCGTTTTGTGTCAAAGCGCCTCGTTTCAACAAATGTGTAGCGAACAACAGGGCGGTTAAGAAACATCCCTAGTTGGTTATCGCCTAATGCTCGCTCTATGTGTGCGCGAGCAACATCTGCAACTTCTTGCAGTTCTTTGATCTTGACTTGGGCAGATTTATATTGCTCAAGCCAAGCGGCGGTGTTGGCATCAAAGTCCACCACGCCTGTTTCTATTTCAACGCTCATATTGACCCCCATCAATAGAAATTGTTGCGCTTGAAATGTTCCCACGCTCCGCAAGGACCGCTAGAACCATATCTTCGGCCAATGTAGGCCAGTGCTGCAATCGTCTGAGCAACAGTTGATTTACTGCGCTTCATACCAAGATTGCGATAAGTGCCATCCAATAACTGCCCAACACCTGATGCGGTGCTAGTCGGATTCTTCTTATCTGCCCAGGCGCTTTCTTTGCTCATCAGAGCATTAAAGCACTTGAACTGGTGTGCAGTCAGTAGCTCACGAGCCACTTCCTTTGGATTGACCTGCATCAACGCTGGGCGATCTTTGTAAATCACCAATTGCGGTACTGCAGGCGGTGCCATTATTGCTTGAACTGCTAGTGAAGTTCCCACGCTAACCACAATGATCAACGCAAGCCTTCGGATGAGTTTTTTATCTGTTGGTGTAATGAATCTGCTCCTTGTTCAGTTGCTAACCACTTGCTCACAACCCGCTTTGCGTAACTAGGCGATGTGTGCAGTTGGCCTGCAATTTCGTTGACAGATAAACCCTTTTTATGTAATTGAATAATGTTAAGTGCCATACCTTTGAAGGTGACACCCTTATCCCTTACAACAACAGCATCTCTTTCGGTTGGCGAGTTGCCACCCCAAATGCCGTGAATTATCTGTTTTTCTAGTGCGTACTCCAAACACTCCCTTTCGTGAATACAACTTGTGCATATTGCTTTAAGTTGGTGCAGTCTTTCTGCCTCTTGTATGCGGTTGATGGGGAAAAAGAAATCTTTATCCTCAACATCTGCACACTTTGCTTCATCAAATCGTGGTAAATCAACAAAGAAATCAAAACCTTTCAATGCTTTTCTGCCAGCCATTGTTGAAGGTCCTGGATTACCCAGGCTTGTTCAATCCCAGCGTTTCGGCGCTTGAGAATGATGTAATGCAATGGCACCTCGGATAAACCGCGAGCCTTCGCATAGTTTTCTGCCTCAACTTCAGCTTCACGCCAAAATTCAGGCAAACTTATTGTTTTACGATTCTTGAGTTCAAGAATGTATTGCTTGCCAGCAATGATTGCGACTAGATCGCCTTCATCGTGCTTACCAGCCTTCACCAAACGCTCACACAAGGCACCAGCACCGCGAAGCCAACGCATAACATCGGTTTCAAATTGTGCGCCTTTGCGCCCGTTTGGGTTAGCCACTATTGAACTACTTTAAGTGATGGGTAATTGCCTTGAGCCTCACGCCCAATGCGGGCAAACTTGACTGCTCGAATTAAATCTTCAGCCAAAATCAAGGCTTCTTGCTCAGTCATACTGCAAAGTAATGGTGCGCCATCGCCTAGATTCTCGCG